CTCGTCCCTACAAGGGAAATTGGTTTCCTGCCAGGTGACCATGAGGACAAGTCAAACTTGTATCAGATTCCATATAAAAATATGGTGAAGTATATGTTTGAGATGCCAGATGACAATGCTTTCGAGGCACTATACGATAACCTCAGAGCACAGGAGACTGTATCATTCTGGTCAACTTCATTCATCAGGGGTGTCACCCTTGACAAGTGCATTATAATTGTAGATGAGTTTAGTAATCTTAACTTCCACGAGCTTGATTCTATTATCACTCGTGTCGGTGAAGATGCTAAGATTATTTTCTCTGGTGACTATACACAGTCTGACCTTATCAAATCTAACGAGCGTAATGGAGTCCTTGACTTCATGAAAATCCTACAGTCTATGCCTTCATTTACATGTGTGGAGTTTGGTATCGAAGATATTGTGAGGTCTGGTTTAGTCAGAGAGTATCTCGTTTCCAAAATTAACATGGGATTTTAATGTTTGATATTATTGGCACACCTACACCTCTAGAAGAGTTAGAGAGTAGGACTCTTAATCATGGACGCTTCTATAAGATAGAAGATATTTGGGTGCCCAGTGTTACAACTGTGGTGGGATTACAATCTAAGCAAGGTATACTTGACTGGGAGAAGAGAGTAGGGTATACTGAAGCTGAGCGTGTCCGCCGTGCAGCGTCATGGAGGGGCACGAAGTATCATACTATCGTGGAGCACTATCTTAAGAATGACTTGGAGAAAGTTAAGAAGAGCGAAGGTCATCCCGCATACCTTTTTAGGGCTGCTCGTAAGACTCTTGATCGTATTTCTGACATTCATGTTCTTGAAGCCCCTCTTTTTTCTCGTCGCTTATACATTGCTGGTCGTGTTGATTGCATTGCTAAGTTTGATGGTGAGTTAGCAGTCATTGACTTCAAGACAACTAACAGTCTCAAGAAAGAACAATACCTTGAAAAGTATTTCGTGCAGGAGGCAGCGTATGCCTACATGTATTATGAAATGACTGGAGTAGAGGTTGATAAACTTGTGACTCTTTCCGTTGCAGAGGACGGACAGATGCAAGTCGTAGAGAAATATGATAAAGTCCCTTACATCAACACTCTGATTGATTGGATTCATGAATACCGAGAGTCAATTAAATGAAAGATTCAGTCCTTGGCATACCCTTCTATAGATTCTATTACAAAGGAGATATAAAGGCAGTCGAGGAAGCATGTCTTCGTCTAAACTACCGTCACAATGATTGCAATTGGATTTGGGATGGTGTCCAACTTGATGGCACCGCTGGCAGTGACTTACATACACTACCAGAATTCAAAAGACTTTTTGATTGGATAAATGATTGCTTAGGATTTGTTGCCGATGATATCGGTATGCCTAATCGTCTCAAGATTAATGCCTCTTGGTCCAATCTAAATAAGACAGGTGATTATTTCTATGACCATACACATGCTAACTGCTTTGTCAGTAGCAACTATTATGTGAATGGGTCAACAGAAACAAAAACCGTATGGCATTTACCTAATCCTTGGTTTAACCAAACCAATATCTGGCCTTGGGGTCAGTGGTCTGAGGAGAAGTTTTTCCTTACCCACGAAGAGCCTACAGAGCCAGGCAAGTATATTGTTTTCCCACCTATGATTAGACACAGAGCAACACCTAATACATCTGAAGAGGACCGTATTACTATTGCTGCAAACGCATTCCCTGATGGTTTAATTAATGCATCAGGTGTTTCCCATCTCAACATCAAGGTGTTATAATGAAAGAAATTGAAGAAAAATTTATGACTCAAGGTAAATTTACATCACTCGTAGAGTCACGAGTAAAGGATAGTCAAGGTCTCATCAATTATATCGAAGCAGTTACATCTATATGTGATGAGTTTGAGATAGAGATTGAGATTGTGAGTAAACTAATCAGCAAACCATTGAAAGACAAAATCAAATGGGATGCTCAACAACTTAATTACATTAAACGAACCAGTAGAGGAGTGCTGCCCCTATGAGTAACGATTTTTTCAAAAGCGATGTAGTCCAAGAAGAATTGGAAGACATTCAAACGACCTACACTGACTTGCTGAAGATGTCGGCAGGTCTTTCTACTTTTAGTCCTGAAGAAAGACTAGACCATATTAATAAGACACTAGAATTAATTGCTAAACAAAAAGTATTCTATTCACGCCTTGCTCTAGCATCCCATGGTATTGATGAAGAGGATGAGGACGCATCGTTTGTGAAAGAAAAGATTGACACGCTTTCAACACAATACTCAGGTGGAATGAATTTAATGTTTATTCTACAGTCGATGGAAGATAAATTACTAGGATGGAAGAAGGAGTTAACAGAAGATGCCGAATCCTAATGCTTTATGGGAAGACATGCAAAAACTAAATGATTTATACGAGGAATTGTTATGGGACGCTGACGACGAGTTACACATCCACCATGATGGCAAGCGAGTCATCATCGAAAACAAAAGCAAGAGACGCTTCTCTTGACACACCTAAATAAGAGTGCTACCATGATACGGTGGCAAATACAACCACAATACACAACGGAGAAACACTAAAATGTCATTCGCATCTCTCAAGTCCAAGTCTGGGTCCTTTGATAAACTGACTCAGCAGATTGAAAAGATGTCCAAACCTAAGGGTGCAGGACCTGATGAAAGACTCTGGAAACCTGGAGTAGATAAGTCTGGTAACGGATACGCCGTAATCCGATTCCTGCCTGAGCCTGACGGTGAAGACCTGCCATGGGCACAAGTCTTCTCTCATGCTTTCCAAGGTAACGGAGGATGGTATATCGAAAACAGTCTCACCACTCTCGGTCAAAAGGACCCTGTAGGTGAGTTGAATCGCACCCTCTGGAATAGCGGTCTAGATTCTGATAAAGAAACTGCTCGTAAGCAGAAGAGGAAACTCTCTTACTACAGCAACATCTATGTGGTCAAGGACCAACTGAATCCTGACAACGAAGGTAAAGTATTCCTTTACAAATACGGCAAGAAGATTCATGATAAGATTGTGAGTTCTATGCAACCTCAATTCGAGGATGAAGAACCTATCAACCCCTTTGACCTCTGGAATGGTGCGGACTTCCGTATCAAGATTCAGACCATTGGTGGTTACTGGAATTATGATAAGTCTGACTTCGCTCCTGCTGCTACGCTCGGTGGGTTTGAAGATGAGAAACTTGAGTCCATTTGGAAGGGACAATATTCTCTTAAAGAGTTTACTGACCCTGCTAACTTCAAGTCTTATGAGAAACTTGAGGAGCGTTTGAATATGGTCCTTAATAGGAATGTGAGACCTCAGGTTAGGTCAAACGATGAGTTTGATGGTGAGGATGGAGGGTTTAATGCACCTGACATTACGGTCAAAACAGAAACTGGCACACAGTATAACACACCCAGTGGATTCGGTGCTAAGGTAGAAGAAATCAACAAGGCAGACAATGGACCTGACCTTGATTACTTTGCAAACCTAGCTTCTGAAACCTGATGAAAATCATTGCTCTTTCTCTACTTGCTGCTCTCGCTCTCCCTACCAGTGCTGAGGCACTGACATGGAAAGAATTCTGGGAGCCGTTTACAGAGGAAGAGCATGTGCATCACTACCATTACCGTAGGCGTCGTCCTAGGACGTGCCAGGTAATGGTCCACAAAAAAGTATGGGTCTCAGGTTATTGGGCAAGTAGGCACCACTATCGTGATGGTTACTACGAGCGTAGGACTAAACTTAAGTGGGTGCCATGCAGAGACAAGTATCCCTATGAAAGGTGGGAATACTAAGGTCATATATTATTTCACTTCCAGTTCACAGGAAGGTCGAAAAAAAATTCGGGGTATTTTTTCATCCTCAGGGTTTTTCAACATTTTACTCAGAATAAGAAATGCTCTCAACACAATACCGACTCCGATTGGAGTTTATCTGCAAACGTATCGCTACCAATGACGATGTAAAACTCGACGATATGGTATGGGCACAGAAATTGGCCAAAGCGAATACAACAGCAAATGATATGTTAAAGATGGCAAGACGCCAAGCAGCACAGAATATTGAAGAAGGTAGTATGGATGATTTTATGAATCGGATGGGACTAGGTGATCCCGACCCGTCCAATCATAAAAAGGGATTTAGTAATACAGATGAAATTGCTGAATGGTTTCAGCGTGAAAAACCCGAAGATTGGAGGCAAAGGGATTAATTATGTTTAGTGGATTAGCGCAACTATGGGATGTTGTCGATTGGCAAGATGTCCCTATTTTCTTTATTTGCCTATTTGGTCTTTACTGGGGTAAAAACTGGATTGACCTTAGATTTGCTCGTAAGAAAGCACAGATTGTCTATAAAGTCAAAGTAGTGGGAGATTCCCATATTAACGTGGACCATGCACATATTGATGCAATTGACCATAATCACGTTGAGGGCAAAATTGCCACTCATGAAGAAAAATGGTAGAGAAGTATAATGGTCCCAAAACAAAAGAAGAGTTAGACGAAGCATTTCGTCAATTTGCAATAAATAATCAGTTGGCAAATGTTGCCAAACTTCTCAATGGAGAAGTAAAACACTATATTCTCTCTAATAGTAGAGGCGAGAAATCCTTCCTATTTACCATCGAATACAAAGATGACGAAAATTGACAGAAGCGCGGTAGTTTACACCAATGGCAGTCAAGAGTGTGATAGAATCACTTCTCTTATTAGGTCATTAGGGGGTGAATTCCTAGAATATCGTCTAGACGAGCATTTTTCTCAAAAAGCATTTGAGCGAGAATTTGGTCCAGATGCAGATTACCCTCAAATAGCAATAGGTGCTAGACATGTTGGTAATCTTAAAGAAACACTACAACAACTAAAAAAAGAAGGTATTATTAATTAATGAAGAAAGTCGAAAATCCAGAGCAGTTGCTAGAACGCTTTGCTAAACGCACAGCACAACTAACTGCTAGAAAAGTGCAGATACAACCGTTATACGTTGAATATCTTAAACTAGAAAAGGATTTGACTCGTTTAGAGGGGTCTATTCAAGCAATCGAATATGCTGCATATGGCAAAATGCCTGGTGATGGC